GTTTATAGACTATATCCAGCTAATGTCCTGCGGCGCAGATAGGGAAAACAGGCAGCAGGAGGTGACGCAGATCTCGCGGGATCTAAAAGCAATGGCGAAGGACTTAGATATCACAGTGGTGGCGCTATCTCAGCTGAGCCGCAAGACGACAGGCCATAACGGCCCGCCGATGCTGCATGAGCTGAGAGAATCAGGCTCACTAGAGCAAGACGCTGACGTGGTGGCTTTTCTATACGACCCCAACGCCGAAGCGCGTTACGAGCAAGAAGGCCCGACACGCCGCGTATCGCTGATTCTAGCCAAACAACGCAACGGCCCCACGGGGGAGATACCGATGTTTTTCGACTCAGAGATCACCACATTTGAAGAAGCAGATCTAGCATACTGACTAAAAAGAAAAAGGGAGGAGGGGGCCATCCTTGCGGATGACCCCCCTGAGGATTTTTTACTCGAAGCTCCGGGGGTAGTAAGCCCCCGGTTCGGGGACCCGGCCGGGGGCCCTCTTGCGAGGGCTCCGCCTCGGGAGGACGGCCACAGCTCCGGCCGTCATCCCAAAGAGCCAAACCGGAATCCGGGTGGCCCCGGGGGCCACCCTCCACCCCTCCCCGGGGGTCTCAGCGGCGCTCTGAACGCCCCCGAGGATCCTGGCTCTTTCGGCCAGAATCCTCGGGGCCGTAGAGAGGCCCCGGAGCCCGGCCTCCCGGCCGGGCATCTCCGGGAGCTCCCCGGCGGCCTCCGCGGCCAGCCGGGGGGTGGCCGCCGGGGTCTCCCCCGCGGCCACCTCGGACACCCACTCGGCGGCCGCCTGCCGCTGGTGGGTATCAATCCGTGCAATCCATACCGCGCTGGTGGCCAGCGCGGCCACCACCACAAACAGCGGCGTTTTAGCCACTTTTCCCCTCATACGGCGGGATGAGCCTTTCCGTCACCGTGTGCATCTCTAGGATGCGCTCGTAATGCGAGAAACGATATCGCGTGCCCTCTACGCTACCTCCTCCCGGGATTCGCATTAAGACGGGGCGGATCAACATCGTCCCTGATTTAATCGTTTCGCTATTATGCAGTAAGTGGGACATCATGCGCGGGCTGGCTATGACTTCTGCCGCCACGTATTTATGCCCCGATAGCATGTAATCAAACTCCTCTACTGCTTTATCAAGATTGGCATGATGAGTTATCTCAAAGGGGACTATCCCAACGTTTTCTCCAAAAAGCGCCTGCAGTTCAGCCCGCTGGCGTTCTAAAAGAGCGTGGCGTGTAACTCGTGCCACCCACAGCCTGTCTTCTCCCATGGTGTACTTCCTTGACGCGCGATATAGCGCTGAGTATATTGGTCCGCGAAGGAGGTTGGAAATGGTCCAACGTATCACCCCTAGCGCCAGGTTGCTCTACATTGCTCCAGACAATGCAGAAGAAGCTATCGCGCAAGCTCGCTGGTTTTGCAAGAACAACGTCAAGGAAGAGCCAACTCCGCAGCAGATTCAACGCGCTATTACCAATACGCTAGAAACCGGACACGTCGGTGTACTCGAGCATGCTATCGCATCTTTTGAAATCGACCTAAGCCGCGTTACTTCACATCAGCTTGTACGACACAGAATGGCATCTTACGTTCAGGAATCGCAACGCGCAGTAGCGCAAGTCCCGGATGTTATCCTCCCGGATAGCTATGAAGAGATTCCGCTTGAGTATCTTGAGCGCGTAATGAAGTTTCTCGACGATGCACACGGGCTTTATAAAGGCCTGCAAGACGCCGGCATGCGTCGCGAAGACGCGCGCTATATTTTACCACAATGCTTTGCTTCTTGCTTGAGAGCGACCGCTAATTTCCGCAGCTGGATGCACTTCCTGCGCTTGAGATTGCACGTCTCGGCTCAGGACGAGATCCGCGATATTGCAGAGTCTATTCAGAGTCAGCTAGCCGAGCGCTGCCCGTCGGTATTCTCCATGGAAGCGCTACAGCGTTATGTAGAGGTGCCGGAATTGACCACTAGCTCCACATGATTTATACCGTATCTTATGCGTTATTAGCGCTTAAGTTGACGCAACGCAACATTAGCCTAAAGTACAGTGTATAGTTGCGCACAACTAGGAGGCCGACATATGGAGCCGGAAGTTAAGCTGTTCAGCAATCGCAGGACGTTCGTTCGCCCCATGGGTGATCTGACCAAGCGTGCGGACGTGGATCTGGGGGGCAATCCGCAGACATGGTTTAGCGCCACGCTGGGTGTATTTGGCACGCAGCATCCCGAGGTATCTGGCGCGCCATTTGCCACATCGCTTAGCTTTAAGAAGCAGGACTTAGTTGAGGGTGCCGCCACGGGCACGGTTACGGTCAGCGGTGGGCCACACTTGCTTTCCTTCCCTGCGATTATCAGGGATGGCAAGCTGGCGCCATTCGACCTAGTTTTCATTGACGACAAGCTGCGCTATGCTGATCCCGGGCTGGTTGCGGCTTACGCCTCCCCGTATCGCCCCGCGATGGGTATTGCATCTAAGGATGTCCCCGGAGCGCCCGACACGACGGATGCGTTGCATATCGACAAAGTGCTGCCCGGTATGCGCACCGTGTTGGCATCTTACAGCCTCGACGAGGCGCGCAATGATCTCAGGTTTGAAGATCTCATCGGAACGATGACGGATGATCAGCGCAATAGGATGTTGAAGTGGGCCATGGCTTATCCCGACTATTGGGGCACCGCTACGGATACCTTCAAGGCGGCTATGCGCACGCTGCATAACCCACCCGCGCCGAAGGCGGCTCCTAAGGTTGATCCCCTTGCAGAGTCTTGGCATGATACTGCAATAGTCAGGCGCAGCGGGATTAATCGCTATCGCGTGCTCCTAGGCAAGCATGCACACCTGGATTGCGCCAGCGTTGACACCGACTCCGCTGGAGTGAGAAAGCTGGCTAAGGCTTACAAGACTGACGCGGACAGCCTCCTAGCGCGCGTTGATCAATTCGACGATATCGCTGGCATGCCTGTATGCGTCAGGCGCAATCAGGGTATGCTTGAGAAAACCGCGGCTGATTCGTTGGCATACGAGCTCAGCTCGAGTATTGCCAGTACGGCCTCGCCGGGTGAAGTCAGCTCTTATGGAACGTATGAAGTGTACTTCAAGGATCGCGGTCCGCAACGCGCACTCGTCCTGCCCGTTGTGGATTGGGATTTCAAGCGCACGCAGACTAAGCTGGTCATAGCTGACAACACGTTTGCAGTTACCGAGCGTGTATATGGCCGGCCGTCTGTGGGGCGCTTCATTCTGCCGAAGGGCAATATCAGCAGAGGCGTTTGGGGCGCTTTCGTTTACGAGTCCACCGAGCGCAGCTTCAGCACGATGCCCTTCGAGGTAATAGCGATACGCGATACCCCTGCAGGATTAGCCATCGCTGGCGTGGACGTGATATCCAACACTAAGCTCAACCTAGTCAAGGTCCACGGCATCAAGACTATCACTAAGATGGACCCCAAGGTCGATCCGGGGTTGTATATGCACGGTCACGTCAATGCATACATCCCCGCGGTGATGGAATTCGTGCCGCTGCCGGCGATGAATGACGCCGTGGCGCCTGATCCCAGCTCGGTCTTCAAGTCGGCTGCAGCTAACTATGAGATGCTGCTCTCCGACGGCCGCGCGTGGCTCCCCAAGGGGGCGCTTGCTAAGTCTGCCGGTGTGCAGCATGACACGCTGCCCGAGAAGCGCGTGTTGGATGACGAGCAAACGCTTATGGCGCTAGCTGTAACCGGGCACTACAATACTAAGCTAGCCCACGGCGTGATATCTGGCGATATCCCCACGCATCTGACACTATCAATGCCGCTAGCCCCTGAAGCGCCCGAAGTCAAGACTGCATCAGCCCCGATGTGGAGCGATATCGAGCTTGCCAGAGCGGCACATGCGGTTAATCAAGTCACGGACTATGATGCCTTCATGAAGGTGGCAACCACGCAGGGCAATCGCAAGGCGCTGGACACAATCCTGTCGATCAACGTCATGAGTGATCGCAACATGAAGTACTTCATGGATAACATTGGCATACTGCGTGATTGCGAGACATACTTAGCGCGACTCTTGCTGATGTCGCGCCTCGCCAACATCGGCGTGGATGAGGCCGACCTCAAGGCGGCGCTCGAAAGCCTAGTTAGTATCAAGAACACCCTAGCTAGGCTGGGTATGCTCCGCGAGGAGTAGGTGAATGTGGCGCGCGTGCGCTCAGGGATTCGTCCGGCACTTAAAGTGCCATATGATGGTGCTCTAAAAGCGTTTGCATACGCCGGGATGCCGTTCAATACGGCATCCCGCATCTTAGACTCCCTGGGATTTCTGCAGCCGCCCGTTGGAGATAATTCGCTAAAGACGCTCTATACATTTCACCGCCAATCGGCGCGTGATATCAATCCCGATTTCAAATTCGCCCGCGGCTTAGCTGAAAGCTTCGGCATTAATCCCATTTACGAATGGGTATCGCGTAGCAAGGCGCATGAGACTACCAATGCGCGTATTGACACCATAATGGATGAGATGCGCCAGCCGCTACTGCGCCGCGCGCTTGATATCCTGTTGTATCTAGGATGGTCGCCCGAAGAAGTATCTGAAGCGTTGAATACCAAGATCGACGCCCCGATACGTTGCTGGGATGTCGAGGATGTAACCATCTATCGCGACTTCTTCTGGAACACGGAGCTGATGGGCGTTAGCGATTGGGAGCAGTACTTGTCCTGGTGGCAAGAAGCCCCCATGGCATATGCCAATAATCACGTCTTCAGCATGCTGGATAGCAGTCGCGAAGAGCTGCTATGGATGGCTGGCATAACCGAGGGGATCACTCCGCAACAAATGGCTAAAGCTATGATGATGGAGTGCTACATCCAGTTCCGCAAGAACTCGTCATCGAGCAATCCCGACTCGGCGATGATGTTAAAGCATATCGACGCATTCCGCAAACTAGCCATGACCTCTAAGGTGTTGGGAGGTATGGATGAGGAAAGCAGGGGTGCGGCGAGTGATATTATGCAATCCATCAGCGTGTCCTTCAAGGCCCCCGGGGCGCGTGAGCCTATCTCAAGGGTGGAGCTAGAGGATGGGCCTGTCACGATAACATCGCGTGAGGCTATCACGCTCAATGAAGACGAATCAGATGCAACATCATGAAGTATCGCTGTCCAAATGGGTTCAATCCATACTAACGCTTGACGGCAAGCCGTATTCCCTGGCGGATAGAGGCTACACCCTGCCGTTCTTCGATAACGGATATTCTGAACTGCTAATGTGTTGCGCCAGGCAGACAGAGAAAACCGTATCTGTAGAGCAACTCGTTTCACTAGACAACGGACGCCTGATTCGGGCGGGAGACGTGTTAATCGGCCATCGCCTGGCCGCTCTCGACATGGATCAGCTCAAGGCGTCGCATGGCGAGGTGACGTGGCGCTCTCGGGTTTATCGCAAGCCTTGTATCCGCATCAAGACGCGCTTAGGGCTAGAAATGGATATTGCCACCACTCATCCGGTCTTGACATTTAATGGCTGGGTAGAGGGTGGCGAGCTAGTCGTGGGGACGCGTGTTGCTGCGATGTCGCGTGTTGGCGAATTTACCGGGAGCTATCAGTGCGATGATAATGAGCTGACCATTTTAGCTATGTTGATCGGTGATGGCCACATGCTCTCGGAGTCGTCAG